GAGATACATTCTAGTGGCAAGATCACCATTACGGAGAACTTGGACAGTGTTTCTCTTGCCGAAGTCAGCAGAGTCTAATGGAAGTTCAATGCATTCCATAGAAAAGTTAGTGTGTCTACGATAGACAACCTTGAAATATGTAATTTGAGGATTACCAGTAAGGTAAACATCTTGAGCACCATAAGCAACTAATTGCATTAATCCACCACCCATTTTAGTATATATTTGGTTTTAGAAAAAAAATTATTAAAACTATATTAAAAGTATTTTTAAATGAATTGTTGAATCATTTATTTTTAGTATATATGTTTACTTTTTATTGTAAATTTTATAAATTCAATTAAACTCGTTTTTTGTGTTAAATTTTTTACTTAAACAAATATTTGTAGATTTAAATCTATTGAAATAAATTAGATGTCAGTTTTTAAATCCAAACCTACAAAGGTTAAAGTTACAAATGAACGTGGCACGTTAGATGAGATACATAGAGAAACGATTGAGAGTTTTAATGAAGGTAGAAAATTATATGAACAAAATAAACAAAAGATTTATTTATTAAAAGAAAAATTAAAATTAATTGATTTAAATGATAGTACTTATGATAAGATAAATTCAATAAAAAATAGGATAAAAGATTTAGAGAATGAGAATAAAAATATTGATATATTAAATGATGAATTAAATTATTTTGTTAAAAATAATGATATCTTATTAAATTATTATAAAGATGATAGTAAAATAGATGATATAGATGAGATTAGTGATTCTGAAGATAATATAATTTTAAATGAAGATTCAGATGATTTTTTAGATAAATTAAATTCATTTGATAAAAATGTTCAGAAAGAGGTTAAACATAATAAACAAAAACGAAGAAAAAATAAAGAAGAAGAAATTGTTTGTAAATCAATTTTAAGTTTTTTATCTAATACACATAGTAACACAGATAATATTAGTACAACAGATGATAGAAAAATAAATTGTGATACAAATAGTGATGAATTACAACCTTCAATTATAGTTGAAAAAGGAACATTAAAAAATCAATATTTGATGTTAAATGATCCCATATTTAGTTGTAAAAAAACTAAATTATCACCAATAAAAATATGTCAATTATGTACGATTGAGAAAACTTTGATACAATCAGAAGGTATTTATGTTTGTCAAAAATGTGGCAATTTTGAATATGTAATTATTGAGAGTGAAATTCCATCACACAAAGATTCAATGAATGAAAAACCAAAATATCCTTATAAAACAATCAATCATCTAATTGAGAGATTAAATCAATTTCAGGGAAAACAAACTACAATAATACCACAGGATATTTATACATTAATAGATGTTGAATTAAAAAAAATGTTAATTGAGAAAGATGATGTTAATCCTATAATAATTAAAAAAATTCTTAAAAAATATAGATTAAATATTTATTATGAACATTGTTATTTAATATTTTCACATGTTACAGATACTCCTCCGCCATCTTTGACACGCGATGAAGAAGAAAAAGTTAAGAACATGTTTAAAGCTACCGAAAAACCTTTTAAAAAATATAAACCAGAAAATCGTTCAAATTGTCTTAATTATTCTTATACTCTTCATAAATTATTTCTAATTTTAGCCGATTTTGTAAAACAAAATGGAGATCTAGATAGTTTTAATAGAATGATTAATAATGCTAAATATTTTGGTTTATTAAAGAGTAGAGATAAATTAAAAATGCAAGATTTAATTTGGAGAAAAATATGTATAGATTTAGGCTGGCCATATCATCCATCATTTTAAACTAAAAATATATTTAAACAATAAATAATTATATTTTACATTATAATAATGGAAAATCAAGTAAACGGAGAAACAAATGCAGTAACAGAAGAAACAAATGCAGTAACAGAAGAAACAAATGCAGTAACATCTACATATGAAGAAGATATGGAGAAATATACAAAGATTGATAATCTTGATGAAGACCCAGTTAATGGAGATAATATCAATTATATTCTAGTATCCTTTGCATCCCCAGAAGGAATTATGAATTGTAATATTCGTGCTCTTAAGATTCGTAATTATAAGGGTAAACCCGCAATTTTTAATACATATGAAGAAGCAGATAAGGCAGCTAAAGAACTTCAATTAGTTGATAAATATTTTGATGTATTTGTAATGACTAATGGTAAATGGTATGCTTGGGATCCTAATCCATCAGACCGTAAATATGTACAAGCTGAGAAGTTTGATAATTCAAAAGAACAAGAAGTAATGGATGGTATTAATAATAATGCAGTTGGACATCAACAGAAACAACTTAATGAAATGAATGCTCTAATTGGTAAAAAGAAAGCAATAATTGATGATAGCAAACATAATAATCAAAAACGTAAAGAAGAATTAATTAAACAAGGTATGACTGAAGTTTCTGACACAAAAGAAACAAATGAAACAAAAGAAACAAAGGAAACAACGAAAAAGATACCACATAATAATCAAGCAATTAAAGAAAGACTCCGTAAACGCATTGAAGAAAAGCGTATGGAAGAACTTAAAAAACCAGTAAATACAACAGTTATTTCGTCTAAAGCTAAAATAGACGAAGTTAAACAAACCGAATCAAATGTTGAAACTGTAAATAATAATATTAATAAAGCTAAACAACTTTTAGCAAAGATGAAACAAAATAATTAGTATAAGTAAACATAAAAATAAATTGTTAAAGTGCACTGACAAAATATTTATTAATTTTTTCTGTTTTTCTTTTATCAAGGTCATTTAAACTTAAAATCCATGGGTCAGGTCTTGAAAACATTGTTTCAAATACATCAGATGGAAAAACTGGTTCATTCAATTCATCTTGATAAGATTTAGGTAAGTATCTATATACTATTTTTTCTATTGGTTTTTCTTTTTCTTTATATCTATAATATTGGTCTATATAGAGGATTAAGAAACCGACTAATAAAATAATAACACCTATTAATTTACTATTCATTATATTAATATTAGTAGATTATTTATTTTTAAATTTTTGTAAAGCTTTTTGTTTAGGATCAATTACATGACCATCGTCATCTACTTCTTGTTTCTCAACATCAAGAATAGTTTTTGATTTTTTTATCTGTGAACACCATGAACCGTAATCTATCTTATTATTTAAATTAGATATTTTCCAATCTTTAACATAATTTTTTTTATGGAATAATTGAAATTGTTTACAACCTATTTTTACTTGAACACCTGTCAAATCTGGTGCTTTATACCAAAATATTCGCTCAAGAGGATTAGATACTTTTCTTCTATTATCAATAACCATACAATTATTATCTAATGTAAGCTTTGTAAAAACTTGTACAAAAGAATTAAAATTTGGTAACATACCAGCATAATGATCATATATTCTTTTTTGATTTGAAACAGTTTCTTCTTTTAATAGAAAAAAATAATCAAAATTTGATCTTAATTCTGGTGTGATACCAAGTGGATATTGCATAGTTAATATATACATTATATGATAATGTCTACCATTAAACAATAATTCTTGAATTGGTTGGTCTCTCATCCACGTTCCCTTAGATGATAAACAATCATCCATAACTATATATGCGCGATCATCAAGAGTTTTACCTTGTTCTTCTCTTTTTGATTTTTTTTCAATCATCTCTGTTTGTCTTGCCAAAATCTTTTGTATTAAATCAGTTTTATATTCATAATGAATATATGAATCAGGAAAAAAATTATTATAAAAAGAACTCATGCGGTCAGTTGGTGATAGAATCATTCCAACAGGAATCTTTCTATAATGGTGCATTATAGCTCTAACAACCCAACTCTTACCAGAACCACGTTTTGCAACCATTACTATAGCTGGATGTTCAACCATATCTGTAAACTTAAATTGTCGAATCGGTAAAGATGAACCATTTCGCATATCAATATCTTTTATACCCATTTATACATATAATCAAAGAGAAAAAAAATTAAGAGTAAGCATATAAATAGTAATAAATTAAACAATTACATCAGGTGGCATAGTTACACCTAATGCATTTTTATTTACCATTGTAAATGAATGTGCTATATCTGATGGTGAATTTTGTGGTTGTAAAGATTGAATTGGTGGAATATTTATATTTGTTTGTATTGGTTTTATTGATTGTACTGGTTGTATTTGTTGACCAATTTGACCATTATTACCTGATTTTTCTTCTTTATAATTAAAATATGCAAATGTTATAAACCATACAATTATAGCAACTATTGTAGGAATAATTATATTATTATATTTTTGTTCTTCTTTAATTTTTTTCCCTTTCTTTAATCTTTTTTCAATCTCTTTTTTTCTATTCCAAGCCATGTAATTATATACAATTGCACCGGCTAATAAACCAATAATTACAGGATTTTTTAAGATTTCAACTAACATTGATTTTTATATATTAAAGTTATATATTTAATTTTATTTTTTACATATTTTACATAAATAATGCATCATAATATTCCTTCTCATTTATATTAGATTTTAATATCTTGATTTCATTTATATCTTGTTCTGGGTTTGATTGTTTTTGTTCTATTATTGGTTGTTTTTGTTCTATTATTGGTTGTTCATTTTGTATTTTCTTTTTATCTCCACCAAAATCTAATGATGCGAATTTATTCATTTTTTCATTAAATTCATTTTCTTCTAATGCTTTTGTATTATCATCAATAATCATGTCTAATTTTGAAACACTTTTATTTAATTTGTCCATTAGTTCATCTTTATGTTCATCTTTTATCGGATCATCATCGAAAAAGTTTATATTTTGTTGGTCTTCTTCAATTAATATCTGTCTAACTTTATTTTCTTTCATTTCATCTGTCTCAATTATATAATCATTCTTAAGATATTCAGTGATAATATCATTAAGTGGAAGAACTTTAATTAAAGCTTCCTTAATTGCATCTTTTATAATCGATATTGATTCTCTCTTATTTTTTTGTTGTTCAATTGTTGGAAATTGATGCCAAAATAATTCTGGATTTAAAAATAATATTTTTGAGGATTCAACATACACTTTGTGAATAAAATCCTTTATATTAATTTTTTCATGAATTTTTTCATTTACTAATTTACATTCTTTACCTGATGCATTATATGTTAATAATACAATATATGATTTAAATGTTGCTTTAACTAATTTCTCAAAAATATCAGCATTCTTACTTGAATCTCTAATTCTAATATATTCCGCTTCAATTAATTGAGAATTAAGAGTTTGTATATTTTTGAGAAAATGTTGAAAAATTTTT